CTGCCTTGTCTTGCCACTCAGTGACAATACGATTGTTAATGACTTGGCGATCCATGATAGCCGCCACTTCTTCCATATCGTATTCTTTGCCGCGCTTTGTGACCTTATCAAGCTGGTCACCCACTCCCAGATCAATGACGTAGCTCTTAGGACGTACTAAGAAGCCTTCGCGGATCAGCGTAGCCAATTCGATCTGATGTGCGCAGTTGTTGAATACAGAGCGCAAACCTTTGCCATCACCGCGATTAGGAGTTGCGGTAAAGCCTACGATCTCAGCTTCGTCGTTGTCTTCTCTGACTGCCTCAATAACCTTTGTGTAAGTAGGGGCCGCTGCATGGTGGCCCTCGTCAATTACAACCATGTCAAACAACGGGCGATCCCGTAGGTTTCTATCTCGTGACATTGTTTGGATCATTGAGAACACAGCATCGCCGTCCCAGTGCTTGACTGTTCCGTTTACGATGCTTGTTGTGATGTAAGGATTAACCTTCTCGAACTTCTCTTTGTTCTGTTTGACTAGCTCGTCACGATGCTGAATGACAAGAATACGCTTGCCTTTCTTGTGACGTTCTCCAACCAGAGCAGAGAGCATGATCGTTTTGCCAGCACCCGTAGGAGCGACAACTAGGGTATTACCGTGTTTGTCTAAGGCTTTACAGGCGTCAGAAACGGCTACCTTTTGGTAAGGACGTAATATCATAATAAACCTATTTGCTAGAATAGTTGGGGGGTTAGCGGCCACGGCCCCCCTATCCGTGTTCTAGCAGGCGCGGAATGGCCCTGCCGCTAGATTATTGTTGCGCCCAAGAAGGTACTGCACCAGATGGCTGTGGAGCCGTTTGCTGTTGTCCTTGTTGCATTCCCGCCGCAGGAGTTGTCTGCGTAGGAATACTGCCTTGGGGCAAGAATTCGCTATTATTTGGCGTAAGAGCAGCCATCAATTGGTTATTGTCTTTATAACCGTTCGTACCCTTCTTAACACCTACTTTCACACAAAGCTCCATGCCGTTCAAGTCCATCATTCCACTGATGTTACGATTTTGTTGAGCTTGTGGAGACATATCAGCAGGATCAATGTTGCGTGCGCTTTCCACGATTGACTTCAGCGTGCGAAGACCAATCTCTTTTGCGAGAGGCATACCACTTGGGCCTAGCTTATCACCATCAATGAAGACGCTGTGCCAGAACTTGCGGCGATCAAATTCACCACCGATAATGGTAAACTCTAGGTTCATCCACTTAGCAGATGTGCTTGCTGATTTCTTAAACCATTGGCCTTGACCAAACTCAGGAACTTCTACGTCCCCTTGCTGAACAAGCAACACGGCGCGTACTATTGTGCCTACTGGGATAAGAGAGAACTCTTGGTTTTGCGGGTTTGCATCTTCGGGTACGTTATTAAAATTAAGCATTATGCTTCTCCTTCGCTAGAAGTTTGAGTTGTAGGATCGACAAAGATCAATTCCTTGTCGGTTTTGTTAGGGCCAGCAGTCATCTTTTCAATTAACTTTCCAAGATGAGGCTCCTCTAGGACATCAAGTCTGCCAGAACGGTCTTTGGCTGGATAGCCCCATTCGTTCAGAGGTTGACATACAAAGGCACGATACTGACCGTGATCCCCTGTTAATACCGCCATTGTGATTACTTCATCAACAATACCGGGCAATTCGCGACCAGTCTTTGCGCCTTCGATCTGCATATTGTATTGCTTGCGGCCATAATCGTCAGTGACCTCATCCAAGATGCCAACAAAGATTACGTTCTTAGCGCGGATGTGCTGGATGTGTGTAAGCCACGACATCATTTCACGACCATGCAAACCGTATGCGGCACGAGTGTCTAACTTACCAGAGCGATCAGATCGTACTTCTGGCTGTTGTAAGCACCACTGGAAGCACAAACGCCCTGCTACGGTAATCGAGTCCACAAACAGTGTATCGTACTTCTGCCATACCTCTGAGCCATCGCCATACATCTGCGCTACATAATTGTAATGTGATTCGCTGTATGGCTGATCTTCAGCCAAGGATGGATTTGCTCCGCCTAAGAAGCAAGCTAGGTCACGGCAATCTGCCCATGTACGTGGACGAACGACATCGATAGGGTGTCCTTCGATAGCCGCGTCACCAGCTTCTAAATCCATAAACAAAGTTGTCGCTGGGTTTAGAGTGCGAGCCAGTGTGGTTTTACCCACACCGCTTGCGCCACAGACTACAATCTTGTGGCCTTTCTTTTCAGCCATACGCTGATCTGCTGAGATGATTTGTAATGCCATCTTATGTATCCAATTCTACTTTGAAGCTACCAACTTCTGTGGTGCGGCAATCTTCTAATATCCGCTTTATTGTAGGAGGCGCGGCTGTGAACTTACGTTCCTCAACGGCAAAGGTAAGCTTGCCATAATGCCTTGCGTCCTCATCAGATAGTTTAGACAAAGCCTCACGAAGAAGCTCTTGATCCCATGTTACTTTCTTGGAGACAACTGCTTTGATTATGTCGTTGCCATGAGAGATATTTACGGTGCCAAAGTCTTCACCATTATAACCAAGTAACTCCTTGGCTTTTGGTAGATATGTAGATGACAGCTTCTCTTCTACTTCTTTTAACTGATCCTTGAGATCAGCCATAGATGCTTTTAGAACTTTTCTAACTTCAAATAAATCACGACTTTCCATGTCGATTCCTTTCCGCTTGTTACTAGAGTCCCAACTATAACCATATGGTGTGGGGAAGTGTCAAGAACTTTTTTTAGATAATTTTTTTTATATTAACTATTGACATCCCACTTAGTATGGGATATAGTGGTATTAACACAGATGAAGGTTTCCTTCTATTTCTCTAATACTCTGAAAGGAGTACGCCATGTCTACTACCATTCCATTCGGGGTCAGCTTTCGCGGAAAGCCTGACTACACCTCCAGTGAAGTTTCACACTTCATTGAGTGTGCTGACAATGTGGGGTCACAAGCTCTACGAGATCAGTACGTTGCTTTTCTCGAAGACTTCTTGTCTGGGAAGATCAAACCATCAACTCAGGTTGATGTTAATGTTATGGGCATCTTCTACAGTGATGTGGATAACCGCGCTGACATTGACTATCGTGAGGGTCATTGGGATGATGAGCCTACGATTTTTGCAGGAGGCAAATACTTTGACAGTATTGCCAAGAAGCTAAAGGCGCACATTGCCAAATACAAATAATGATTGGGGGGGCCTAGCCCCCCTTCTTCGACAACAGAATATCAATCCCCAGACAAGCCTTCATTAACTTCTTCTTCAGCTTGAACTCAGGCGTCTCAACGCCCTTGGCATCGTCAACAATATAATGCCACACGCCATCCTTGTCTTCTCTGCTATAACAGAAGTCAGCAACGTAGGCGCATATCTTCTGATCATTGACCATCAAGTTAAAGCGAACCTGTAGCTCAAGGTCTTTGATCACCCCTGCGCGTTCGAGCGACTTGAGGTATAGATACCGCTCGCCTTCCCACTTAGAATCAAACTTGATACCTTGGATGGTAACTTTCTTGTTTCCGTATTTGGGTCTTGACCCACGCAGCTTGGGATTATATACATTAGGGAAAGTCATTTATGGGAAGGAAACCTCATGCCAAACCCCGGAAAATATAAGTCCGTAGGCGTATCTATAGAAGCGTATGATAAACTGGTATTTATCGCGGAGCACGAAGATCGTGCTATAGGACGCCAGCTTTCTCGTATGATAGAAGAAACCTACGGTGATATTAGCTCTCATGTCAACACAAAGAGCAAAGTCCCGCTACCAATGGCAACGGGAATTGGTGGTCTGTCTTCTGTCTTAGAGGACTAAACGAACCCTGCGTTCTGCAATCCGCCTAGCAATGAAGCAGTTAATACTGGATCGTCCCTTACGCGATCTCTAATTGACAGTGAAGATGCTTGCGGACCAGATATTGAAGGCAACTCTGAAATTTCAGGTATAGGAGATATATCTGGAATAGTTGTTCGGGTTCTTGGAGTTGTTAAGTTTGACTGATTGTTAAACCCTTGCTCAAAGTCATCTATAACGGATTTTGCTTGGTTTCTTGCCGAGCTAGAAGTATTAACAATCTCACGAGTGGCGGTCTGTTTTGCAAAAGACGCTGCCGTCTGGTTCATGATATTTAAAAATACTTGCATTTTACCAGCTTGAGTTTGTTTCTTTGCAGATTCTGTTCCATATTTTTTTGCAAAAGATTTATACATTGCTGGGTTAGAAAGAACTTTTCCAAGTACAAAAAACTTACCAATCTTGCCAATATTCTCAAGTGGGTTAGCAGCAAT